TCATGGTTACCAAGAATGCAGTGCAGTTCTACTCCATTATTTTCAAACCACTGCACAAATCGTTTCTTGGTGTGATGTAGTGTGTTAAAATTAATAAACTTTCTACGATCAAACAGATCACCAAGATGCAGTACTTTGGTGATACCGTGCTCTTTCAGATAAGGAAAGAACTGTTCCTCAAAAAACTTCAAAAAATGATTTAAGAAAAGGGGGGAGTCTCCTCTTGCCCCAAAGTGTGTATCACCAATAACTGCAATTTTCATGATTTATTTTTACTGCGTTTCTTTCGCTTCTTTGGTTCGTACTTTTCAATATCTCGTTCAGAAATATTAAAATGTTCGCTTAATGCTTCGCGTTCGTTGGTTTTATCAAAATAATTTTCTTTAAACCACTTGTGAAGTGTACCATCGTTTAGCTCTTCTGTCAACTTGAATTTTACATATCCTTGTTTCTTCTCTTTTTCTATACGACGTAAAAAAGCGTAATATATTATTTGAGTAAAATAAGAAAATGGATTTTTTGACTTACGTGGATTAAAATTGTGAGCGTACATCAAACAATTTTCAATTCCGTCTCCAATCATCTCGTCTTTATACGGATAATTAGCAAAATTAGATTTTGAACATAATCGTTCGGCTATCTTTAAGAAGCACTCACCAATATAATTTGAAATTGGCGGACGCTCATCATCGGTATCTTCTGCTTCCCGTATCTCTTTTTTCCATTTAATCATTTCTGCTAAGAACTGTTTATTGTCAACGTAATGATCGTTATTTAATTGTTTTTCTAATTTCTTTTCTACTGTTTTATCTGTTTTTATTTTTAATTTATCTTTTTTAGGTTTTTCACTTGACATGCTATAAATTTCCTGATATAATATTTTGTCTGAGTTAATAAAGAACTATTTACTTATAGTCTTCCGAGTGTGGATCAGCGTTCCAATCGGTCCACTCGTTTCCCAGATCCTTCTTATCTTTTTTATTCCCGGTATACTTGGTAGGATTCATACCCTCACCATTGGTGCTGGTAATTTCATCAATCATATCACCAAGTTCTTTTCGATCAAGTATACCTGAGCGAAGAAGTTCAACGATAACTTCTGGTGAAAAGATCATGTTCATAAACACCATTTTATCATCAAATTTAGGTTTTGCAAGATCTTTTAAGTTGGATTCTTCTTCTGGGATATTGGTTAGATCTTCCATCATTTGTTCTAGTTTACGACGCATATTGTCTAGTGCAATTTCATCGTTTAACTCATCTTTTACTGGAGGTGAAAGTTTGGGAGGTTTATTTAAATTTACAGCTTTTGGTTTTGTGTGATACTTGTCTTCTTTAATTTTTTCCGCTTCATATAAACTAGTAACTTCTGGAGTTGGTTCTAGTATGGTATTAACCGTGTCTAAAGAAATATTAGTTTTAATTTCTGAAGAAAGAATCAACCAATTCTTAAGCATAAAGACTTCTCGCATGCCTCCAAACAAGTCTGGAGAAACCATGGTTTTGAAAACCATGGGTCTGTGAAGACGAAGTTTACCGTCTTTAGTTTTACGAACATCTGCAATAATGTCTTCACCCGATTTCATTTTGAGTATCTTGTATGATCTTCTCATTGGACTCCTTTGGTAACTGAATAGAAATCAACTTGTACGGAAATCTCTCATTAGTATATATTTTTAGTCTGGCACCAAGATGGTTCATTCCGTGATTAACGTAGCTCTTATAACGCAGGTCATCCGCAATATCAAATAATTTCATTTGTTGTTTGGTATCACTTCTTCGTAATCCACGACCAATTGATTGTAAAACACGAATTATAGATTTGGACGGAGAAGCAAAAACTACATTGTGAATATTTTTGATATTAATACCAGTACTGCAAGTTCCGTAAGAAGCCAACAGTATTGAATCTGATCCTTTATCTACTGCTTTACGAATTTGTTCGCGTTCGTCTACTTCTGTTTGTCCGTGAATAAAGTAGACAGGTTTTGTGGAATCTTTTTGTAGTATTTCGTGTAATGGCTTTCCTTGAAGTTCTACAAAGTTAAAAAGAACTAAAGTGTTGCCTGTTAGTTTACTACACAAATTTTTAATGAATTGATTACGTCTAGGATTACTTACAACCCAGCGAATCTCGTCTACGTACGTCATCTTCTTTGTTGTTTGAATGTCTTCTGGAGAATATTGAAGTTGCAAACAATCAATATTGATCTGTGAAAGTAAGTCTTGATCAATTAATTTTTTGGTTGTGGTTGTATGGTACGTTGGTCCAAACAATCCTTCAATGACCAATTTATGAGTTTGTGTGCCGTCCAAAGTACCGGTTGTGCCTATACGGTATTTGGTTTTTTTAGCCTTGCTCATAATTGAAGAAAGAGACTTGGCTTTAAACAAATGACACTCGTCTCCAAACACTCCGATAAAGTCGTCAAAGTAAGAAAACGGTTGATTGTAGATGCTTTGCCAAGTGGAAATAATTATTCGCTTAGTGGAAGTTTTGTCTTTTCCGGACATTACAGTGTGAATGTTTCGGTCTGCTTTCCATGAGTCTTGTTTGGAATAATCCCGAAAATCTGCCAACATTTGAGCAACTAGACTGGTGGTTGGAACAATTATAAGTAGCTTTCCAGTTGGGTTCTTATCCAACATCCAACGGCACAGCAGGTAAATCATCATAGACTTACCAGAGCCTGTAGGAGACACTAGGAGGGCCCTGGATCGATTCAGAGCGTGTTGGACGGCCTCTACCTGGTAATCGTATGGTTGGATGGGTTTACCGCCTGCGCTGAGTGGCAAACTTTGAATAAATTGTTTGACTTCTTCTGGCTTGGGAGTATCGTATGGAACCGGAATATGCTCCCAAGTGTACCCACGATCTTTGGCAAATTTGATTACAAGGTCTATCAGACCTGCGTAAATAGTCTGGGTGTACAGATTAAAAAGACGAATTTTTCCATCCCAAAGACGCTTTTTAAAAGCTGGGGTGTATTGAAAATTAGGAACAGTAAACGTAAAATAACCGTTTAGTTCTCTGGCTAAAGAACGATCACACTCGACCTTTAAATCGACAGCATCAGGTTGTGTGATACGTATATCTGCCAATTAAACTCCTTGAGTAAATTTCAACCAGTCAATCATGGCTCGGATTTGCCATTGACGATTTTGTACAATTTTAATTACACTTTCCAAATAGTTAACCTTTTCTTCCTGGAAGTTAACTTTTTCGGAAGCTTTAATATAATCCACATCCGACTCAATCATATCATCTGCTTCTGTCTTTAAAATATTTAATTCAAACGGCTCCCAACCAAACTGGGTCAATTCTTCCTGGCTCATTCGGCCAGTATAGTAAAGCCATTTGTTTCTGCGAAGAACAGACAACTCACTGTTCATTCGTTTTAGTTTTAGTTTCTCATCCATAAACATAACCAAATATTTGTTGTGTAGTTGAGGAGTTCTGGAAGATTCTGCATCAAGAGCAGTTTGATCAATATCCAGATCTTTTTTAATCATTACTTTTAATTCATCTAAGTTCATAATAATATTATACACCAAAATTAAGGTGTATCAAGTGTTTCTATAGTATAGCCAGTGAAGGCAAATTGAACTGAAGCTAAAACTTCTGTTGATTGTTTTTCAGTAACAGAAAAATTTATACTACTTAAATATTTTGGAAAAATTTGTTTAAATCTTACAGCAATTTTTGGTCTATATGAACTATTGGTGACTGTTAAAGTAGCACTTGATGCTTTTTGGCTGTACTCTAAAGTACTAGCATCGTTTTCGTAATTACTGGTTGTTCTGATCCAGTCGTGTATTTCTTTCCAATTTGTTAAATTTTCGTCTACACGAAACGTTAATAATAAATCTTCAAATCTTACTGCTCCTGTTGGAACCTGAACCGGATAACCCATAGTTGTTGGTTGTTCTGCCACGCCATAAGCAATTCCAGGTATATTTGCACTTTGACAAAAATAAACCATATTAGGTACTCTGTCTAAAGTAAATTGAAAATAATTAGACAGTAACGGATTATTTGAAATAGCATTACAGGTTGTTGTCATACTAGTATTTATGAAACGAAAAGGGCTCCCTTTTTAGGGGGAGCCCTTAGCGTTAGTTTTAGTTAAGGTTTAGATCAGAGACCGAAACCAGTGTTACCGTGGAGATTGCTTACCTTGAAGATACGGTAGTATTGATTACCGCTGTTAGCAGTTCCAAGAGTATCAAGGTTGGTTTGCTCTGCGAATGGATTGGCTACCATGCCGTAACGAGTCTTGAAACCAATCTTGGGTTGGAAAGTAGAGGTATCGACTGCACGTACCATTTGTAGCGGAACGTATGGGCAGTAGAATACGCCAGCATCGTATGGGCTTGCGCCACGATAGCCTACTAGAGCAAAATCTTGACCTAATTGAGCGTATGGATCAATGTAAACCTTGAACTTGCCGTTGAGGATACCAGCAAAAGTGTTGCCGGTGTCATCGACCTCTAGTTGAGGTTGTAGAGCAGGAGTTAGGTTTAGGAATCCACCCATGGCAAGAGCTGAAGCTACGTCGCTTGAGCAAACTACAAAGTTACCCTTACCACGACGAGTTTCCTTGGCGATTACGTTAGCTTCACGTTCAATTTGGAACATGAGACCACGGAAACGCTCTGCACTCCAACGACCGTCAGAGTCGGTATTTAGGTCGTAGATACCAGGAGTGGTAAGATCTGATTGGCTAGCACCAGTCTTGGCAGTGCGGTATAGAGTGTAGATTAGCTCGCGGTTGATTTCGTTGAGAATTTCGGTGCTAAGAATATTAGCAAGTTCGCTCTCGGCGTCAAGACCGTGAACAGCCTTGAGGTCTTGTGCTAGCTCGGTGGTGTACTCAGCCTTTAGAGCACGAGTCTTGGCTTCAACAGCGATACGCTCAATGCT